TCAATGTAAGACAGTTTATGCTAAGCTCTGCAAGCCATCCAGATTCAATTAATTTATAAGCTGGTATTTCGCATAATACATTCCCTAGCACGCTTATTATAGTTGTTCTATCCGTCTTATGCTCTGGAAGAGTTCCAGTAAGTCCCAACCTAACCACTGCTCTACTTCCATTTTCCAGCATCATTTTTTTAAGAACATGACCCTTCACTCCATGGCATTCATCGACTATAATGCAATTATAATCTCCCATTATTTGTCGCATATTTCCCAGCGATTGCCACGTGCTAACCAAATGTTTATGATCTAAATCCTTTTTGTCATATAGATATCCAACATCAACATCAAATTTTGCAATATCTCCACTTGTTTGCAAAACTAAGTCGGTAGTAGGAACTATGACTAAACATCTAAAGTTACAATACTTTTCGTACAGCTTCAATAAACATGCAGTTATTATACTTTTCCCTGCACCAGTTCCAGCCAAAACTATCCCTGAATTATTTTCAGTGCTTAAATTTATAGCATTAACTTGATGATCACCTAATGTTATCCCATATTCCTGCAAAAATGTATTATCAATTTTTGGAATATCTATTACAACAGGACTTCTATTATCCTTTATAGAAATATTGTAATTTAATTTTTTGAGTTCTGGTACTATTTCTGATAAAAAATGTATACTCGTTTCACCAGTTCTTGAGAAAAATCGAATCTTTCCGTCCCATATACCTAATTTGTATTTGGGATCGAAATGGTATGTCTTGGTAAACATACCATATTTTTCGTAAAAATATTCATAATGTTCTACAGATAAGTTTAGTATAACTACATTAACTTCATCCATTATTTTTATTGTACAATTTCTCATTATAAGTGAATAGTAATATCTTCCAATTGATTTTCTCTAATTCTTACAATATTGTTTAAACTGTAAGATCTTTGTTTAAATGCTTCTACTACTGCTTTAGATTTATAGTAAACTCTTTCCATTTCAATATATAAAGTTTTAATTTTTATATAATTTGAATCAGCATCTATCACTTTTTGAATAGCACTATCAGTATAATTTGCATTAAAATTATTTTTAATTTTACTAAAAAGAGTACCCCTAATTTCTTTTTCTTTCATATCTAAAAAATTTAAAAGAGAATATAAATCTACACAAATTTGATCATAGTATGCAATTAATGATGGCTGTTCAACGTTTGCAACTTGAAGATTTTTCCCATCAAGTTTAACATCCTGTTCCCAATCATCTAATTTTTTATCATATTCTTCAATGACAGCATATATATGATCTATGTTTCCACCAATTAATTTTATTAATGATGCCATTTAGTTCCTCGTTTCTTTAAACATGTTTTTATTAATTAGTATTTGCATAATTTGTGCTTCGGATAATACCGAAGCATCAAAATCAAATATTGCTGCAGAAGGAGGATTTGTCAATTTAACTAATATATCAGAATATTCCTGATCATTGAGTAATGAATCGATTCCATCAAAATTTGGCTTGTTTATTACTCGAATAACTTCAGACTCCGTTAACCTAGTTAAAAGAAGCTCCATGTCTTTAAGAAATTGTGCGATTTTAGTTATAGATCCATCCTGCAACAATTTTATTGTAGATACTATTTTTATTTCCTTAGAAAACATACTAATGTTTTGTTCATTGATAATAACCTCTTCTTCATCAGAGGTTGCTATCTTATCTCCAATATTTAAAACCACCTTACCAGTTACGAACACCATAGATCTATTGAGCGGATGAAAATCTACATTATAAAAACTAATAGGGTTTATAATATTAAAATGCATCTGGCATGCTTTTTCTAAAGCATCGGAAAATACTCCTATTACAGCCGAAGTTATTTTTTGATTAAATATTTCTCGCTGCTCTAATAATTCTTTTATATTTTCCAATGAATTAATCCTGCCACTTTCTAATATATATCCGTTTCTTGTTTGAATATCCATATTCATTATATAATTAACTATCCATAATTTCTATCATATCATCCCCAAGAGCTACGTCTATAACCTGAGAGCTATCAGAATTCTCCATTTCAACTAAATCATTAAAAATTTGTTCCTGATATTCTGAAAATTTAGAAACTTGAAACTTGCTATCTTTATACGTATACCATGCAGCATTTTTGCTTACAATACCTTTTGATACGGCTGCTTCCAAAATACCCGTATAAGGATTCATTCCACTATCATATGGGACTTCAATCATAGCTTGCTGGAAAGGTTTAGTAAATCGCGTCTTAAAACCGAACACTTTTAAGCGAATTCCCTCATATAGTTTAGTTGCATCATCTTTTAGCATTAGCTTAGTAACTAAGCAAATCTGGCTGAATGGATATCTAATTGATTCCGTTAACTTCCATGCAGTCGCTGGATTTTTCTGCAGCATAGCGTCTTGTTCTTGATAAACTTGTTTCGTTGCCAAAATGCTTACATTAAGGTCTTTAATGTCATGCATGAATGGCACTAGCATGGCCTTGGATTGTTTTGCATGCTGGCCTTGGTCGCCTTTGGTTTCGCCCTCATTATATGCTTTAACCCCACTATCTGTCATCAGTGCATCAAGAGAATCTATTATAATCAGAAACTTCTTAGTTTCCGCAGATTTTCTGTACGAAGAAAGAAAGGAAGAAATAATCTGTGTACAGTGTGATATCGTTTGCACGCCCTTATACACATAGTACGGGTCATCCGGATTAACTCCTACACCTCTCACGAAATCGTCATCTAGTGCATTTTCTGAATCTAAAACTAAAATTCCCATATCCTGCTCTTGCGCAGAACGCATAATATTTCCTACACTGAAAGACTTACCTGCTCCAGATGGTCCTGCTAGCATTGCTAATCTTCCTTGCGGAATTCCCCTAGTATACTTTCCGCTCATTACTTTATTCATAATATATGAACCAGTAGAAATCCAATATGCTGGTGGTTGTGATGAACTGGAAACTCCGTCCATTTTTTTGGTAGCTTTTTCAAAATCCTTTAAAAAATCCATAAATTCCTCTGTGAATTAAAAATAAAGCGGGTAGATGTCTACCCGCTTTGGGTTAAAAACTGATTACTTACTCTGAACTCGTCTGCGGATAGCTGCTAGTAAATCTTCCGTGCTGTTATCTTCAGATCCATCAGTTGAATCGTCTTTTTCATTTTCATCAGCGTGATCCCGTGAAGAAGCTGAAGCTCTCGTTTCCGTGTTCGATGATTTAGATGCATTGAATTCTTCTGCAGGCTTACCATCTTCAACATAGTCTTCGCCGTTGATGTGACAAGAAAGCATCGCATGAACTTTATCATATCCCGGATTGGCTGGCAGAAGTGTAGATAAGTCAACTAAATCTTCACATGCTTCACGATATTCTGCTGGAATTGTGGATGGTCTACGATCAAATGTTGATGCAACATCATATTTTCCATACTTACCGGAGGCAGTCTTATAAATCGTAAAATTATATCCATTATCATACGATAAGAAATCAAAGTCTTCATCATCTGGAACATTTACGATATCAGCCTTTATCTTCTGCATAATCTGATATCCCAACTGAGTTATACAAACTTTACCTTTAAAAGTTTCTCCAGTTTCTTCGTCTGCGGGAAGTGGATCTTGTAGCACTAGAACTCTAGCAACAGATGTCTTATCTCTATAGTAGAATTTTCCGTTCTTTGATTCTTTACCTTCTTGCTTGTAATATTTGCGCGAAAGTTCGCAAATCGGGCAATCTTCACCGTATTGTGTTAAGCAAGGAATTTTTGTGTTTTTTCCGTTGATTGGAAGTGTATGATCTAACTTTTCAATGTAAAAAAGGAATGGGTTTTCTTTGTTTGCATCGGGTAGAAAGCGGACAACTGCTTTCTGCTCATCTTGCATAGTCCAGAATGGATAAATCTCTCTGTTCTTACTAAAGCCACCGTTTTCTTTCTTTTTCTTTTCGTTCTTAAATAAGTCTTTTAAACTGTTTATTCTATCTGCTGCTGACATTTTCTTTCTCCTGTTTTCTAAAAATGATCTTTATAGCGTTCCCTTGATATACACCATGCATATCAAGTAATAGTATTTATCATTGTTTTATTAGATTAGCACAATTTATTAAAACTGTCAATATGATTAAGGGTTTATGACTCCCTCTACCTTTAAAACCTCGATAAATTTCATCAAGTGCTTGCACACTCCTGCGACCTTGTTAGGATTAACTGGAGGTCGGTCTGTCTTTTTTCTGTATGGTTCTGGGCCGGGTTCTACTAGGGCATTCTTTTGATCATTCCACACAGAAAATCTATAATAAAAGTCTAAACAATTGCATTTAACTTTTATATTTGTTTTATGAGCAAATGGTGCTCTGATGAAATAGTCTTTGCCATCAACTGCAATGAAGCTCACATTAGGCGCATTGTCCTTTTCAACGTAATTTACATTAGAATCAAATTTTACAACTACATCATACACTGATGCATTTTTCGTTTTAGCTTTAGCTTTTATTGTTAATGAAGAGTCTGCTGGAGCCGGAATATAAGTTAAATTATATATTTGAACTCTGTCCGAATTGGATTTTCTATCAGCGGTTCCGGGAACGCCGTTTTGGCCTCCTCGCTGAAGAGTATTAAAACTTGCTTCATTTAATTCTACTGCAATAAAATGTTCACTCATATGCTTATTTATGTCAACCTACAGCAATATACATGTAAATCTCATCATCTACATTTTCTAAAGATTCATTTGCAACACGATCTCTTTCTTCTGCATAATCTTGATGATTATAAACAATGTTAAAAAAATCTGGGTTCGATTCTGATAATTCGGTTATTGCACGAATGATAACTAATGCCGCGCTTATTCTATCGTCAGTCGCGCCGGTTTGTGCAGCATATGCTCCATCTTTTCTAATAAAATTTTTAAACTCTAAAATAAGATTAAGTGAATTTATTTTCCAAGTATATGATTCAACTAATTCTTTAAGTTTTGTACATGCTCTGAGCTTAGCTGGAGCCGTAGTTTTAAACCCTAATTTATTTTTACCCGACTCAGACACAAAATATGCTTCCGGTGGATTTTCGTCAGTTTCATATAATGCTATAACTGCCAATCCTACGCTATTGGATTCTATAGAAAAATATACTTCATCTGAAACTTTCTGAAATAAATTCAGCACATTTTTTAACTGTGTATATATTACTTGGGGTGACATGGTGTTATTCGTATATTCAAATACTTGTTCCATGGAGGGAAATTCCCATACCTCTATCGCCGCATTGTCATTTCCAGTTCCCTCCGATGGATCTAAACCTACAACATACTTTGATCCACGATTTAGTTTTTTGAGTAACTTAAATCCCAAAAGAGAAATTTCCTCTGGTGGGTTTTGCTCCAAGTTGGTTTCGATATTTTTTAAAACTAGATCATCTATTAATGTAGCTTCTTCCGTCAGGAATGCACATTCATATTCCTGTTTCCATTTTCTAGTTCCAAGAAGTCCTTCCATTTTTTTCCTGAAAGCATCGTCTCTTCCCGGAGGAGCATCCCATGGAATATGCATTTTGGCATCTTTGAATTCATTGGTCCCTAAAGTTGCCCCTTTCCATAACTGTGCGAATTTGTTTATATCACCATTTGGAGTGGATGATATAATCATAGATCCGCCAGTAGAAATAGTAGGTAATATAGAGTCCCAGAACTCTTCCTGAACATGTGATTGTACGAATGCAAATTCGTCGCAGTATATTCTTGAAATAGCTAAGCCTCTACCAGAATCTTTTGAAGTCGTAGTTGCAACTATCTTTGATTTGTTTTCAAATTCTATGGTTTGCTTGTTCCAAGTATCCTCTGATACTCCGGGCTTTAGCCAGTCTGGGAGTTCTTCATAAGCAAATTTTATCTTTGAAATAAGCTCCATAGCATTAGCTGATTTATTTGATGCTATAAGAATGGTTTTTTCTCTATGAAAAATTGCTTCCCATAATAAAAATGCGCAACTTGTTTCGGATTTACCTGTTTGGCGGGCAGATAACAAAATGCAGAATCTGTTGTTAAGATACATATTAACAACATCTTCTTGATATGGATACATGTTAAATAATATTTTCCCTCTTACGGGATGCTTAATGTATACATAATTTTTAATAAAATAAATTGGGTCTTGCGCACAGCGCATTAATTCTTGCACTTGTTTTGCAGAATACTCAAGTTCTAAATTTTGAGGTTTAAGTCCGTAGCGCCGTTTTCCCATAAAATAACAATCTTTATGGGATATATTTATTCATATTAAATTTGGTTGAACTGTTCCATTTTTAAAATATTCTAATATATCATCTTCAGATTTTAAATATATAAAATAATTTGAAAATAAAAACTGCAAATCATTATGAATTAGCGGAATATCGCTCATTTTTATAACTACATAGATTCCGCCACTATTAAAAACTTCCGAATCATCTATGACAATAGGATTTAAAACATTAACGATAGTATTATAAATGTATTCATAGCTGGCTATTGAACCAGCAAAATAATCCGGTTTTAATACCAGAAAATAAGGCATATATTGCATAATTAATATCTCTTTTTAAATTTTCCACTTTCCATTTACGATGTGAATTAAAGTTCTAGAACCGTCAGGATA